AGATATCAGTCTCCTTTTACTTATTCAGAGACTAAAATCTTACTCATTAAGACTTTTTGCCTCCAAAAGTTACTCTGCTCTGCCTTTCCTGATGGATAGGCATGCTTGGATGCTCATCTTTATGTAAGTCATTTTCAATAGCGTCTGTCTTTTGATTAGTAAGATTTCTGAAATATTCATCTCGGTCCTCTTTCACCTCTATTGGACAGCGCATTAAAGCTAACCCACCAATGCCAATTACACCTTTGTACTTGCCGTCAGCGATAGATGGTAAGTCCCCTCTATCGGGATATTCATCTGATTTTACAAACTCATATCCACTTCGTAACCTGCCAATAACATTTTTTTCATCAGCCATGCCACGATACTCAAGTCTCACCCACCTATGGTGAAAACCTTCTGGTGGTTCAGGTGCTTCTAAATTTGACGGAGGAACCCATCCCCTCGGTCGAGCGTCCTTTTCACGGGTTTCTTGTTTGCGTGATAGGTTTTTTATTCCTTTTGTACTCATGTTAGTTCTCCTTCACGTGTTTTGCGTACTCTTCAAGTGGCACACCAAGTTTTTTTGCAATAGCTACCTGTGAGGGTGTGAGTTTCACAGTGCGGCGGCCTGATGCCGTAGTTCGTACAGCTGAAGCAACTTTTTGCTTCGGCTTACTTTGATCCTCAAATTTATGAGGAAACTCTTTTCGAATTCTTCGATCAATCTCAGTATAATACTCTTCTGAGCTCGCGTCAAATCCTTCGTTAATTAATTCGTCATGAAAAGACATTGCTGTATACGTCATTGCTTTGTCCGTTCCAAACCATTTATTATCCTGTGCCCAATCTTGAGCTTTAGGATCAGGTTGAGCCTGAGCTGCTGTTTGAGCCTGAGCGTTCCAAGGCTCTTGTTGAACAGGTTCTTCTTTTTGAGAAGCCTCTTGCTCCACTTTTCTTTTTCTAAGATTTAATCTTTCTTTTTCAATTGCTAATTGAGCAATTCTTTGTTGAGCCTCCATTTGTTTTTCAACATCACCTTCAGTCATTGCCTGTTGGTAAGCTGTTTTCAACAACTGCTCTGTTGATTGTAAACTTTGCTCATCAGAAGCTACTCTCTCTGCTGAAGTTGCTCTTGATACAGTTTGTAAATTTTTATTTTCTTCTTGAACTCTTTTTGCGTAATCAACTGCTGCTTGTTCACGTCTCTCCGCTTCACGCATCTTACGAGTAAGCTTGTCAATACGACGTTTTACAGAAGCTGAATACTCTTCGAGCTCCTCTTCTTTTCCTTCTTCTTTTTTTTCTACAGGAGCAGTCTCTTCAACCTGAACTTCAGGTTCTGTTGTCTTTACCTCCTCTTTCTTTTCGTCTTCTTTCAACTCCACTTCGACAGGATCACCAGAAGTATCTATCGGGACCATTTTATCATTTTGTGATTGCACTTGTTGCATAGACTTCTCCATGTTTATAATATGTTAGCTGGCAATATATCTCTTGGATCATCAACGACAGCCAGTATCTCATCTTCGTTAATTATCCGCAACTCACCGCCGTCAATCTTTACTCTAGATCCAGCATAGCGAGTTATTATAACCCAATCACCTTCTTTACACCAAGGTCCATCAGGGTATCTCTCTTTATCAGTGTAGCATAAAGAACCAGTCTTTAATACTTTACAGATATTTGTTGTTATTTGTGATTCTTGAATTGTGTCATCAGTTAGATGAATGCCACCTTTTGTTTTACCTTGTAGCTTTAAAGGAAATAAAACTATTCTCCAGCCAACTGGCTTTGGAACTTTTTCTAATTCATTTTTTGATTTTTCTGCTTGTGCACCATCCCATACGTGTTTTGGTACAATTAATTTAGGTTTAGTCATCTTCTAGCTCCGTTTTTCTTAGCAGGTCCGTGAGTTCCTGTTCAGTTTCTTCAAGACCGCGAAGTTTACCAGTCAAATACCGATATTCGTCCCAATCTTTTACACCACCATATATAGCGTCTTTTATAACGTCTTGTCTAGCTTTTAGTTGATTTTTAAAATAGGTAAAAAGATTTTCTATGCGCATGATTTCATTTGATCCGATAATTTTTTACAGCGATTTGGAGTTTGACGATTCCATCTCGAATCCAACATCTCCAGACTCGCGCCGTTAAAATCTCGGTTCTGCAGGCATTTCCACATATTTTTAAACTTGGACACGCCTGTAGGGCCAAGTTGAAAACACATCTCCGTTAGAGTGTGCTGTGCAGTCGTTGGTAAATCAGTAACACCATTTTGTTCCATAAGTGCTCTAGCTTTACCAATCGCATTGTTTAAATCTTTATCAAATACTTCTTGTAATTCTTCTTTTGTATAAGTTTTACCTTCTTCAAAATTATCATCAGGAGTAACTTTATGGCCCCAGCCTATCGTGGCGAAACCTTCGGTATCCATGTATACGTGATCTCTGAACCCCTCGGATAATTTTACTGAACCAGCTAATTCGTCGTATGTCATTTCTTTTTCTTTTTCTTTTTTTGTTTTTCACCTAATAATTTAGTTTTTACTTTTTTACTTTGACCTAATTTTACACCTCTTCTTTGAACTGCACCTAACTCTTCAACTGATTTAATTGTTCTTCCTGTTGGGCTTTTATACATAGAAAAAACTTTTTTCCCTGCAGGATCTACAATTCTACCAGCAGCTTCTTTCTTGCCATTTTTTTTTCTTGTTTCAACACGTTTTCTTTCATAAGCACCAATGCCTCTCGCCATTTTATTTTCTATTGATATGTTAGTTTTAGTTTTTTTTGTCATTATTTAGCGATACCCTTTGCCTTCTCGAAGGAGCGCATACCCGCGACGCCGAGCATTGAGGTGACGATGGCTAGTAAGGGCCCAGTTTCTATGGCAGGTGGTACAATATCCATACCTGAAAATTTTGCATACCATTCAATACATGGCGATAATATAAAAGCAAAAAATAAGGCAAGGGCTCCGCACCATCCTATAGCGGGTCGCCAGCCAGCAACGAATACGCTGCGATGGCTGGCTTCCTTTGCATTAACATCTAACTGTTTTTCTGCAAGCTTTTGTTGTAAGCGTTGCATTAAAATCTTTTTATCTAATTTTTCTTCCTCACTCGTATGAAGTTCATCGACAACTTTTGAAATGGTTGCTAAGGCTCCGCCTTTTCCACCACCAAGTAAACCGCCGAGTAGATTAAGCACTATGCTGCTCCGCCTGTCATCCAACTAATTATCCAGAGAACAACGATAGCTACAATAGCCGCCTTGATCCAGTCCTTCATTTTCCAGTCTGACCATTCTTTGATGTGTGACCAGAGATCTTTCAGTAGATTCATACTACCTCCTTGTTTAAATGGGGGATTATACTATTTTACGCCTTTGAAAGCTACCTTTTTAATTTGAGCATTGCTTGTTTGCCCTTGTGGTCCACTTCCTTTGTTTTGTTTTACAACAAAAGGAGAGATACTTACTTCAGCAGTTGAAGCAGTTCCTCTGTTAGGAAACGGATTTTTTTGAGGTACTTCCGTCATTTTTGCATTTTTAAATTTCATTTTCTTGCCTTTCCGTAACCACGTTTAGCTAATCTACCTGCTAGTTGTCCAGCAGCTTTTTTAAATCCTCCAATCAGACCAGCTGTAGTAGGACTCGCTAAAGATTTAGCTATTGTTTTTAATTGTTTTATTCTTTTACCATCATCAGAAACTATTGAAGCTCCTGCTGGTCCTATACCTCTACCAGTAACTGAACCACCTTTTCTTTTTTTAATAACTCCTCTGCCCATAAGAATATCTTTTTGTGTAACTTTGCCATCACCTGATAGATCAGGAAACTTGGACACCGAACCACCTTTTGCGACTTCTAATATTTGTTCACCTTTTTGAGTTTTTTTATCTACTCCGTGTGGAACTCCAGGTTTTTCTGTACGTGCTGATTTTCCTTTTCCACCTTTTAAGCCTTTTGTTTTTTTCTTTTTTCCTTTTCCAACTTTATCTCTTATTGGATTTCGAAATTTAAAGCCTCTAAGTGCTTCTTCTATAGCAGCTTTTTTTTCTGGTTTTTCTGGCATAATGATTAATGTATAGTTGGTTTTAACAGATTTAGCAAGTCTCTTCCGTTGTGATCCATAATATTATTATATTCATGCTCGGTTAGGTTGTTATGATACAACATTTTAGCCACCGCCATCATTGCACCCGCTAAAAGTATCTGTTCTTCTTGATTTGTTACGCCTGTATCAGCAAAATTCATTAATTCGTTAAAATACTCTTGTAATTTATCTGTCGCTGTCAATATTTTTTGCATTTTCCTTCGATAGATTAACATTTGCACGTAATTGTGCAATATCTTCATTAGATTGTATCTTTTCTTTCGTTAAATCTTCGGTTTGCTGCATTTTTTTCGTGTCAATATCAATTCTAGCAGCATCATTTTCTGCTTTTCGTTGAACATCTTGTGCTTTTATCTGTAATTCTTGTTGTTTTAGTCCAACAAGTGGGTCTTGCCCCTGTCCAGCCATTGCTTGTTGCTCTTCAACAAACATTTCTTCAATAAATTCTGTTGCTTTTAAAGAAATTTGACGTTCCATCTCTTCTTGAAACTGTATTTGAAGGTCTGGTGGCAATTGACCACCAAATCTTTTTGTTTCAGATTGTATTTGTTCAGCATTTTCTGCTTCAACCATTTGTCTTGCTAATAAAGATACATGTTCCATAACGTGTGCTTGTAATAATATAGTTGCTTGTGGATTATTACGAACCAACATAGATGACATAAACGTTCGGTGAGCGGCAATGTGAGCTTGGTGTTCTTGATTTCTAAAAGCAATTAATTTTTTACCAAGAACTGAATCAGAATTTTCTAATGCAGGGTCTTTTGGTCTAGGTGTATCAGGAGGTGGTAAGATAGCGTCAATATCTTTTACACCAAGCGACTGATACATTCTCTTGTAAGCTTCATATAAATTATGAGTTTTAGGATCAGACTGTGCCATTTGTAATTGTGTTTGTGCCAACGTAACACGTTGAGACATAGAAAAAATATTAGGATCAGATACAGGCATAATATCAACACGATCATCAAAATCACTTGACTTAATACTTGGCACTGCATTATCACCAACATCGTAAGGATACCTTTGAGGTAAAAAGTCTCTAAATACTTTTGCTAATAAATTAAATTCTGTTTTTTGTGCATAGTGTAATCTTTTATGAATCGCACTCATGACTCTTGATCCTCTTTCAATTAATGCCATGGTTGTTCCAACAGGTGCATTTGCTGCAACACTGTCACCAATTTTTTGATCAGCGATAGAAGCAAATCGTTGTCCTGCTTGTACAACGAAACCTAATAATTGAAATAAAGTTTGATCAGCACCTTTGTAAGGTAAAGGCATCAATCCTGCACGTAAGTCTCCACTTGGTGCATCAACATCTCTAAACTCTCCTGGTTGTATTGGACTATCATCATCTGCAATACGAAGTCCTCTAGCTTTAAATCCTGCTGGTAAGTTAGCTAGCGTGCCTGCATCAAGTAATTGTCGAAGCGCAGCGGTTGCTGTTCTTGATAAACCACCGAGCATATGTATTAAACCATAACCATAAAAACCAAGACCAGGTAAAAATTTATAATGAACAAAATATTGTTTTTTCTTTTTTAAAGAATCCTCTTCATCATAATTTCTATATATAGATAAAACATTACCAGAACCCTCGTCAATTGTTACAATATAAGGAAGTTTAATCCCATCCTCATTTTCAAAACCTGGTAAATCTAAATCAACGTGTATTTCTAATAATGTGTACTGATCATTCTTATACCCATTACCTGTATCTTTTACACCATCTAATTTGTTTACTTCTGCTTGAATATTATTTGTTTCAGGATCCTCGTACTCTTCTAAATCTACATCACGATAAAAACCTGTTACTTGTAGTTTACGAATATCATTTTCTGTTCTTTTTAAAATATGAGTGACACGATCAGCTGTTGCTAAATCGGTTGCTGTGTAAGGTACAACTAAATCTTCACTTGGAATAAACTTTGATACAGCTCTTCCCATTGTAGAATCATAATAAACTTTTTTAAAGCTTGAGCCTGATAGTGGTAAGTAGAAAAGCATTTGGTCTAAGTCAGGATCAAAGTCTTCCATAACATGCATGATTTGATAGTTCATGAAATCTTGTACTCGCTGTGCTTGTTGTTCTTTTTGTGAATCTACTTTACCAATGACCTGTGTTCGTACAGGACCATTCGCT